ACCATCACCAACGGCTCCGGCACGATCACCATCGCAGCCACAGGCACTGGCACCGGCGACGTGGTGGGACCCGGCAGCGCGACGGATGGCGACTTCGTTCTGTTCGATGGTGCCACCGGCAAGTTGATCAAAGGGGCGAGCTACCGCCAGTCGGGCGGCGACTTCATTGGGCCGATTGGCGGCAGCTCGATGATCGACGGGTTTGTCTACATCCCGGCAGCATCCAGCAATCCATCGGGCACGCCGACCAACGTGAGTGGGACCAATGTGCCTATGTTCTTCAACACCAACAGCAACACCCTGCACATTCACAACGGAACAACTTGGAAATCTGTCACGTTGACATAGTCTGAAGGCCCCATGAAGCACACCTTCCCCTGCGTCGAATCAATGCGGCGCGTGAACCTCTCCAACGGTCGAGTGGTGCGCGTCTGGCGCGACCGTACCAAGGAGAACCTGTCGGCCTCCTACGACGACGCGGACATCGTGTCGACCTGCATCGCCAATGCCACCAACGACACGCAGCTCCTGGCCGCACTGGCCAAATTGAAGGGCGTGAACGCTGTCGAGCTGGTCGACGCCAACGGCCAGGGCACCGTGGTCTACACCGCCTGGCCGTGACCTACCGCAACCGGACAAACCGGGCGATAGTGGTCGAAATACTGGCCGATACAGCGGAGCTGCGTTTGGGCGAGCTGCGGTGGCCCGTGGTGGTCTACCGCCGGCTCGACAACGGCACGATCTACGTGCGCTCGAGGGCCGAGTTCGAGGCCAAGTTCTGCCCTGAGTGACCCCTGTTTGACCCCTGCAAACATTGGGTTTTCTTCAAAATCTACAGAAAAATGGTTTTCTCTGTAGACGGGAAGCGTGGTCTGGGACATCTTGATCACGTCGAAGGCAACAACAGCAAACCAAAGCAAAACATGAGAAACACCACCACCAACGTTCAGTTTAACGCAGTCTGGGATGAGGCCGCCTGCGTCATCGAAGGAGCCTACGTCATTGAGGAGAACGGCTGGTGGAGTTGCGATGGCAAGAGCTGGTACTGCGGCGACGATGACAGCGACTTCCAGCATACGACGATCACCTTGGTCGGCGGTCCTGCTGACGGTCAGATCATCAACGATCAGATCTGAAATTCGAACAACACTTTAGGCCCGGGTGGGGCCAATACCACCCAACCAGGGGCGCGACTGGCCAACGCGCAAACCAACCAACACCAAAGCAAATCACAGCAACATGATCGCAAATCCTACCAAGTACACTCTAGCCCCTTTTGGATCTACCGGAGACGACTTCGGTAGCCTTCACAACCTGGCCACCGGCGAGTTTATCCGCCGGGCTACCGAGGCTGAAGCTGATGCCAGTGAGGCGGCAGGTGACACCGGCGCCATCCTAGTCAATGGACTCATCTGCTACGTCCAGCCATGACCACTCTTTCCAACCTCATAACCGCCCTGATCATCGTCGAGTCCTCGGGCAACGATCAGGCCATCGGCGACAACGGACGCGCCCTAGGCCCCCTGCAGATCCACCGCGGCGTGGTGCTGGACGTGAACCGGATCACCGGGAGCCACTACCGGCATCAGGACATGACCAACCGGGCGCAGGCCCGGGCGGTGTGCGAGGCCTACCTGAAGCATTGGGGTAAAGACTGCACCACCGAGCAGCTCGCTCGTAAGTGGAACGGAGGCGGTCCTAGGGGTGAGAAGAAGCAGGCCACCGAGGCCTATTGGAACAAAGTCCGCAAGCATCTGTAATGAAACCAAAGACCATAAACGTGACCACCGAAACACACAAAGCACTCCGGGCCTACTGCCTCGCCGCCGGCCTCAAACTGCAGGCGGTAGCCGACAAGGCGATTCAGGCCTGGCTCCGAAAGGCATCGAAGTGAAACGAATCTTAGCCATTGACCCGGGCCTGTCCGGCGGCCTGGCGCACTACGGCCCCAGCGGTGTGACGCTGGATGCCATGCCTGCCACCGACGCCGACGTGCGCGACCTGGTGCTCGACAGGCTGGGTGTGTCCGACGTGGTCTACATCGAGAAGGTGGGCGGTTATGTCGGCGGCAAGGGCGCTCCTGGGTCTGCCATGTTCAACTTCGGGCGCAATGTGGGCTTCCTGCACGGACTGATCAGCAGCCGGAAGATCCGCACCATAGAGGTGCCGCCGCAGACCTGGCAGAAGACCATCCAGGCAGGCACCAAGGCCACGCACGGCGACCGTTGGAAAGCGCACCTGAAGCAGATTGCGCAGCAACGGCAGCCTAGGCTGACGATTACGCTGAAGACCGCGGACGCTGTGCTGATCCTGGAGCACGCCATGATTGCGGAGGGGTTGAAGTGATCACCAAGAAGACCATCACCAGCGCCGTGGCCGCGGGCTGGATCTCATTCCCGGAGCCCAAGGCCAGGGAACTGTCGAGGAACTGGGCGCAGCCGGTCGAGGCCTTCGACAGCGAGCTGGCCTACCGGCTGTGGGACAACGGTGCCGACACCGACACCGTGGCCCGGGCCATCGGCTGCAAGCGCAGGTTCGTGGCCCAGATCATCCAACAGCACAAGCGATGAAACCCAAACCCAAACGTCCCGTTGCCAAGATGTTCGTAGTCAGTAATGAGACACATCGTAGGCTGAAGGAGTATGCAGTTAAGAAAGGTTACAAACTACAATACATAGCAGATGAAGCAATTGCAGAATATCTAAAGAGACAGGAAGCGAAATGAGCAACCAACCAAACCCAAACGTATTTTTCCGAGGTGAGGACATGGGAATCGGAAACTTTCCAATCAAAGGAGGAACAATCAACGACGGAGGACCTGCGTTTCCATGCGAGGAACAAATACGCTGCAACGGAGAAGTATGTGACATCCGCAAGTTCACAGGCATGACCCTACGCGACTACTTCGCGGCGAAGGCAATCAATGAAGTGGGGTGGTACAACAACATAAACCAGAGCGCGATTATGGCTTACGAAATAGCCGACGCGATGCTCAAAGCGAGGGGGGAGGCGAAATGAGCGATACCCCGATATCAGACTCAACACCGCACAACGTGGCCGAACTCGGCATGCTGTGCAGGAGGATCGAACGCGAACTCACCGCAGCCAATGCAATCATCCGGCAGCAGCAATTGCTGGATGAAGCAAACCTGCGGCTTCAAGACCGCATCAAGCGGCTGGAGGAGGAGCTGGAGCGGACCAAGCAGGATCGGAACGCGATTGCGAAGAAAACCCGCGAGCCGCTGCTGTTGAAGCTCGATCATGCCGCCGAACGCATCAAGCAACTGGAGCAGGAGAACGACGCTATGCGAGCCGATCTGCTGCTGTGGAATGAGAAGGAGGTGAAGCCGTGAAACGCTACAAACTCGACCCAATCAGAATCGCTCCTCCTGCCAAAGGTTTTTTGATTCAAACACCAATCGGAAAAACACTGTTTGATACTCAACCACGCGGCATCGTGCGAGAACTCAATCGTCTCAACGACCGAATCAAAGAACTCGAAGCCAAAGTGGATGAACTCCATGACCTCGAAAAATGGTTGGAGGGAAGATGAAACTGCGACCGATCAAATGGGTGCTGTCACCTACCGACGACCACATGCTTTCCATGGAATGCACTGACATCGAAATCGTCGATGAAGGCGGCGGTGAGTACGTCGAGGTCAGTCAATCTGCTGATGGCCATGGTAAAGTCAGCATCAACCCAGAGGAATGGCCGATGATGCGTAAAGCCATCGACGACGCCATCAAGCAATGCAGGGATCTGAAACCATGACCATCGAAGAAATGAGAACCATTGACGCAGTGAAAACCTACAAAGAGCTGGAGGAAGCCCGTGCCAGGATCGCGGACCTGGAGGCTGCGCTCCGCAGGATCGCCAACCAAGACTATCGCGGCAACCGCTCGACCGAATCTCAGATCGCTGTTGAGGCGCTGAAACCATGATCACCAAACTGCACGAACTGCCGCCCGACCATCACCTGCGGAATACAGCCATTCAGAACATCGACGTGAGGATTAAATGCAGGCACAGCGGGACAACCCGTGACCCGCGGACCTGGCGCATCAAGAACGACACCTACAACAGGCTGTGCGACACCTGGCACATCAACTTCGACTTCATCATCCAACCAGCACCATGAGCGAGAACACAGTGGCCAAGAAACTCAAGCAGGGCGACGGCGTCTACTGCATCAGCAAGCAGCAGGCCGGCGCGATCTACAAGGCGGCCCGGGACTACAAGGTCGATGACGTCAGCTACTGGCGGCGCAAGCGCGGGAAAGGCTCCAAGTGAGAGACTTCGACGTGGCCAGGACGATGATCGAGTACGGCGGGTCATTCGTTCGCAAGCTGGGTGCCGCGGCTTTAGTGGCCGACCCTGAGAACCTGGCGAAGATCAAGACGACGTGGCCCGACTACTGGGCGCAGTACCAGCGCATGGCGCAGCAAATTTCCGAGGTCGAAAAGCAGGCCTCGATTCAACACAACAACAACAACAACACAAAGTAAGACGTATGATAATCAGTGCAACAGGCGGTAAGAAGGACTTCGCGCCGTGCCCCGAGTTCTCGGGCAGAGCGGTGTGCGTGGACGTGACTCCGTTGAAGGAGTACGAGACCGAGTACGGCGTGAAGCAGAAGTTCAAGTTCGCCTTCGAGATCGAACTGCAGGACGACAGCCGGGACCCGGTGCAGCCCTGGGTGGTGTTCACCAAGCCCATGGTGCCCAGCCTGCATGAGAAGGCGGCGCTGACCAAGTTCCTCAAGGACTGGTTCGGCCGGAAGCTGACCGACCAGGAGAACAAGAGTCTGGATCTGGAGAGCCTCATTGGGCGGCCGGCCAGCCTGGTCATTGGGCATGAGCAGAGCGCGGACGGGAGCAAGACCTACGCGAACATCAAGTTGATCATGGCGCACAAGGCAGGCGAGCCGCTGCCAGCGAGCGGGCTGTGGGTGCGGCTGCAGGACCGGCCTGCGAAGGATGGAGCCGAGGGCAAGGCAGCGCCGGCAACGGGCGACTCGAGCTTCCGCAAGACCTCGGGCGGTGGACAGCCTCCGGCGGACGATGCGTCCAAGGTCAAGGTCCATGTCGGGAAGCACAAGGGCATCGAGCTCCGGGAGCTGACCGAGGAGAGCATCACGAGCCTGATTGAGCACTGGCTGCCCAAGGCCCGGGCCGAGGTCAAGCAGACCGCGGACGACAAGCGCCTGATCAACGGCCTGGTGTGGTACCAGGCCAAGTTCAAGGCTGACGAGGAAGCCCAGGTTAAAGTGGAGCAGGACGACCTCCCCTACTGAGCCATGAACCCGACCAAGAAGAAGTACACCAAGGTGGCCCACCTCATCCCCGAGGTCATGCAGATGAGGGCCGAGGGCAAGTCCATCACACAGATCGGCGAGGTCATGGGCCTGACCAAGCAGCGCATCAGCCAGATCTCGCAGGCGGCCAAGATCAAGGCCGAGATCCAGGCGCAGTGGGGCTGGCCCTTCACCACGCGCACCTTCAATATCCTGGACCGCATGGCGGTGAAGGATAAGAGCGAGGCCCTGAGCCTGTATACGTCCGGGCACCTGCATCCCAATGCCGTCACAGGCTTCGGGTGGAAGTCCTACTCCGAGATCTGCGAGTGGCTGGCCGTGCCGGTGCTCCTGAAGAGGCCCAAAGAACCCAAGCTGTGCCCGCACTGCGGGAAGCAGATCTGACAACTTTCCCGGCAGCCCGTTGCTGCTGGGGACTCATGGACAAGCGGGGGGTGCGCATCCGCTGACAAACGCACAACTACCAATCCAAACCGTTTTAGCATTATGCCAGCAAACCCACGTATTTACTTCGACATTGAGACAGGACCGCTCCCCATTGCGGAGCTGGTCATCCCACCGTTTGACCCCGCTGCGGTCAAGCTGGGCAACATCAAGAACCCGGACATCATCGCGGAGAAGATCCAGCGGGCCGAGGAGAACCACGTCAGCGACTACATCAAGAACGCAGCACTGGATGCCCTGAGCGGCCAGGTGCTGGCCATCGGATACCGTGTCGAGCATGAGCAGCCCGCGGTGCTCTGCGCCGATACGGATGGCGAGAAGGCCATGCTGCTGCAGTTCTGGTCGCTGCTCGATAGCTTCGAGCGCAAGCCGCAGTTGATCGGATTCAATACCAAGCCGTTCGACCTGCCGTTCCTATTCAAGCGGTCCTGGAAGCACCGGATCACCGTGCCCTATTGGATGCGCAATGGCAGGTATTGGACCGACCTGATCGTGGATCTGCGCGAGGTGTGGCAGCTAGGCGACAGCCGGGCGCACGGCAGTCTGTCCGCGATCTCCAGGCACCTCGGGCTGGGCGACAAGGCCGGCAACGGGGCGCACTTCCACGAGCTCTTCAAGACCGACCGCGAGGCTGCCATTGCCTACTGCCTGCGCGACGTGGAACTCACCCAGAAGGTCTCCGACATCCTTATCCCGACCTACTGATCCGATGATTGCGAGCCCGTCTGTCCATGTGATCGAGGACGACTTCGATCCGACGCCCGAGGACCGTTTCATGGTCTGGGCAAAATCGTTTGGTAACGTCTTCCTCACAGGGCAGGCGGGCACCGGCAAGTCCACGCTCCTGCGGGAGTTCCTGAGCAGGGTGGAAGGAGTCCGGGACGTGGCTATCACGGCCCCGACAGGCATTGCCGCGTTGAACGTGGGCGGGACCACCGTGCACAGGTGGTGCGGGATGCAGTTGGGGCCGCAGGATGGCGAGGACTTCCTGCAGGCTGCCGAGCGGCTGGAGGAGCAGCCTTCGATTCATGGAGCCCGCAAGCGGGTGCGGAGCACCGAGGTGCTGGTGGTCG